AAAAGGGAATGGTGGAAGATTTGGGAGAAAGAAAGCCCACCGATGTGCGAATTTACCCTTATGGCGTGGGATACGGCGTTTGAAAAAACCAATCGCTCAGATTATTCAGCATGTACACTGTGGGGTGTGTTCTATCAACCAGACGATAACGGGGTAGAACAAGCTAATATCATACTGTTGAACGCGTTTCGTGAACGGATGGAGTTTCCTACACTGAAACGGCGTGCGATTGAAGAATATAAAGAGTGGGAGCCGGACTCGATAATCGTGGAGAAGAAGGCTTCTGGTGCACCCCTAATATACGAGATGCGAGCTATGGGGATACCCGTGCAAGAGTACACTCCGTCGAGAGGCAATGACAAGTTCAGTAGGCTTAACTCTGTGGCGGATCTGTTTGCTTCGGGAAGGGTCTGGGCGCCGGATAGGAGCTGGGCGGAGGAGGTCATAGACGAGGTTGCGAGCTTCCCTAGTGCGGAGCATGACGACTATACCGACTCGGTATCACTGGCACTGATGAGGTTCAGAAAAGGTGGGTATATACGCACCGCGTTGGACGAGGAAGAAGAGCAGACTTATTTTAAACGACGGGTGGAGCCTTACTACTGATGGACAATACGTTTGATGATTTGACATCATTTTTACAATGGTGGTTATCTACAAGGCATATCAATACACCTAACATAGAGCCTATTACTTTTGCGGGGCAATTGAATGGGGTTGTGTTGTATAGACAGGATAATTACCAAGTGCAGTTATTTATAGTACAACCTAATAGTGTAATAGAACCTCATATACACCCTAATGTTGATTCTTATGAAGTGTTTGTAGGAGGGGACATTAACTTTATGTGTGATGGGCAATGGATGGAGCAAAAAGACATAGGCAGATATTCAAGAGTGACACCATCTACCCCACATGGGGGTACCTTTGGGGAACGTGGAGGGTGCTTCTTGTCAGTACAAAAGTGGTTAAATGGAGTGCCACCTACGTCTGTAGGATATGACTGGCATGATACAAACAACAATACAACGGGCACTGCTTATAAAGCAGCGGAAGTAACTACTAGGGGATAATATGTCAAATATGTACAAAGAAATAGAGGTTAAGTCAGTAATAACTGACAAACTAATAGACTATATATCCCACGCTAAGGATGAATTTTGGGTCAACTATTACAATTTCAAGGCTTTACTAATACCGGTTACGATCCTAGCAAGCGACCCGTTATTCGAGGTTCTGGCAACTAAATACAAGTTTCACGCTGGAGTGCTACGCATGGACCCCTACACTTGCTATAACTGGCATACAGACACTAATAGGCGTGTGGGTATTAATATGCACCTTAAAGACAATGGGGATAGCCAGTGTGTATTTTTGGATGGGGAGCCAAGAGTTACAAGTAAATTTAAAGAATTAAAGTACGAACCTAATACCTATTACATATTTAATACTACAATACCCCACATGGTGGTGAACAACTCGGGCTATAGATACATACTAAGTATTGAATTTTTAGGTGAGTCCAGTTGTTTAACTTTTGAGCAATTATGCGCAGACTTTGAGGTGTAACTTATGGCAATTGATAAAGCATTGAACCAGCTTCCGCTTGGACTAACAGAAAACGATTTGAAGGTTGCCCAAAGTGTGCAGCCAGATATTGAGATCGAAATAGAAGATCCAGAAGCCGTACGGATTGGTGTGGACGGTATGGAGATTGAGTTTGAGAAAGACGGTGAAGAAGACGACGAGTTTAATGACAACCTAGCTGAGTACATGGGCGATGGTGAGTTACAGTCTTTAGCCAGTGACTTAATAAGCGATTATGACGATGATGTGTCATCCCGCAAAGATTGGATACAAACCTATGTAGACGGACTAGAACTACTAGGTATGAAAATCGAAGAACGTGCAGAACCATGGGAAGGTGCATGTGGCGTGTACCACCCACTATTAAGCGAAGCACTGGTCAAGTTCCAAGCCGAGACTATGATGGCTACGTTCCCAGCTATGGGTCCTGTCAAAACCATAGTTATAGGCAAAGAAACGCAGGATAAGAAAGAAGCAGCCGAGCGCGTGCAAGAAGATATGAATCATCAGTTGATGGACGTGATGAAAGAGTATCGCCCTGAGCATGAGCGCATGTTGTGGGGCTTGGGCCTATCAGGCAATGCGTTCAAAAAGGTTTACTACGATCCGCACTTACAAAGACAAGTTTCTATGTATGTACCAGCGGAAGACATCGTGGTGCCATATGGCGCAAGTGACTTGGAATCTGCAGAACGTGTGACCCATGTGATGCGCAAGACTGAGAACGAGCTGACACGGCTACAAGTGTCTGGGTTCTATAGAGATGTGGACATTGGCGCACCCAACAATGTGCTGGATGAGGTTGAGAAAAAGATCGCTGAGAAGCTGGGCTTTAGAGCTACATCAGACCACCGCTACAAAATACTTGAGATGCACGTCGAGCTTGACCTGCCGGGGTACGAGCATAAAGACGACAAAGAACACCTCACAGGCATAGCACTACCATACGTGGTGACTATAGAGAAGGGTTCAGGGGTTGTGCTGGCGATACGCCGCAACTGGGAGCCGGATGACGAGACCTGTCAGAAACGCCAACACTTCGTGCACTACGGCTATGTGCCTGGGTTCGGGTTTTACTACTTCGGGCTTATACACTTGGTTGGGGCGTTCGCTAAATCAGGCACTTCGATCATACGACAACTGGTTGATGCAGGTACGCTGTCTAATCTTCCTGGTGGGTTCAAGGCTAGAGGGTTACGCGTCAAGGGTGACGACACTCCGATAGCTCCTGGGGAATGGCGTGATGTCGACGTGCCGAGCGGAAGCATACGGGATAACTTGTTGCCGTTACCCTATAAAGAGCCTAGCCAGACACTCTACCAACTCCTTAGTACCATCATAGAAGAAGGCAGACGGTTCGCTAATACGGCTGACTTACAGATTAGTGACATGTCGGCGCAAGCGCCGGTAGGCACTACGCTGGCAATACTTGAGCGCACTCTTAAGACTATGTCGGCAATACAGGCTCGGGTCCACTACTCGATGAAGCAAGAGCTTGGGTTGTTGAAGAAGATTATTGCAGCGTATACACCTGAAGAGTACGAGTACGACCCAGATGAGGGGGATCGCAAGGCTAAGCGCGAAGATTACGAGAATGTAGATGTGATACCGGTCTCAGATCCTAACGCTAGCACTATGGCGCAGAAGATTATCCAGTATCAAGCAGTGCTTCAGTTGGCGGGGTCGGCTCCTGATTTGTACAACATGCCGCTGTTACATCGTCAGATGTTGGAAGTGTTGGGCATTAAGAACGCGCAAGAGCTTGTACCGATGGATGATGAGCAAAAACCGACCGATCCTGTAACAGAGAATCAAAACATATTGATGCTTAAACCGGTAAAAGCCTTCATGTCACAAGACCATAAAGCGCATTTGGCGGTTCATTTAGCTATGGCGAAAGATCCGAAAATACAAGAGTTAATGAAGAATAACCCACAAGCTGAGCAAATAATGCAGGCTGGCGTAGCGCATGTTAACGAGCATTTAGGATTTGAATATCGCAAACAGATCGAGTTGCAGTTAGGGTTTAACTTACCACCACAAGTTGATGAGGATGGTGAGGAGACCAATATGGATCCAGAAGTTGAAGCTAGATTGTCACCGTTGTTAGCACAAGCGGCACAGCGGTTGTTGCAGCAAAACCAAGCAGAAGCAGCTCAGAAACAAGCACAAGAACAAGCACAAGACCCGTTAGTTCAAATGCAAATGGCTGAGTTGGAAATTAAGAAAGCTGAGCAACAACGCAAAACACAGAAAGACCAAGCAGATGCGCAGTATAAAGCGGAGCAGCTTCAAGTTGAGAAACAACGGATTGAGGCTCAAACGCAGATAGAACGTGAAAGATTGAGGGCAGCTAATATAAAAGCAACAGAAGAAAGGAAAGATTCACGAGATAGAGAAAGCGTCAAATTGGTTATAGACACCATACAACAGATGTCAGACCAAGAACATCAGAAAGAGATTCAACGTAATCAACCTAAAAGGACTAAATAATGGACGCTTTTGACGTACTAATCCAACAGACGGATGAAAAAGTCACACAGCTAAAGAACTTTTTAGCTGATGGTGGAGCTGAAAGTTTTGAAGAATACAAAAGACTTTGTGGTGAGATAAAAGGTCTGCTCACTTCAAGGGGGTACGCATTAGACCTTAAACAACGATTGGAGCAATCTGATGAATGAAACGATTGAGGCTACAGACGCCGAAAAAGCTACACAGCTTCCTAAGCCATCTGGATACAGAATCCTATGTGCGATTCCTGATATTGAAAAGGAGTATGAGAGCGGGATTATCAAAGCTGATGCTACGCTACATTACGAAGAACTGTTAACTACGGTCTTATTTGTTGTTGATTTAGGCCCGGATTGTTATCAGGACAAGACAAGATTCCCAAACGGTCCTTGGTGTAAGAAAGGTGACTTTGTTCTAGTGCGTCCTAATGCCGGTACCAGGTTAGTCATACACGGAAAAGAGTTCAGAATTATTAATGATGATTCTGTCGAAGGTGTTGTAGACGATCCTAGAGGGATCAAACGAAAATGAGTAACAAAAACCGAATTAAATCTAATGTAATTATAGGAGGACAAGATGCCTAACTTTGAAAATAGTCAGTTTAAATTCCCTGATGAGGAAGCAGACAGCTTTAAAAATAAAGAGGTCTCAGTTACAGAAGGACGTGAAGAGGCTGACAATCTCGAGATTGAAATTGAGGACGATACACCACCACAGGATCGTGGGCGTGATCCATTACCTCAAAACTTAAAAGAAGAGCTCGAGCAAGACGACCTTGAACAATATGATGAGGCAGTAAAGCAAAAGCTCAAACAAATGAAAAAGGTTTGGCATGACGAACGTCGTGCTAAAGAAGCAGCTTATCGTGAGCAACAAGAGGCTATTGATCTTGCGCGTAAGCTCATGGAAGAGAACCAGAAAATAAAAACTGTGTTGGATGTTGGCGGTAGAGAATACTCAGTTGCATTGAGCAATTCCGCCAAACTTGAGATGGAAATGGCTAAGCGGGTTTATAAGGAAGCCTACGACAATGGTGACTCTGACAAGTTAATAGAAGCGCAACAAGCACTTCAAGAAGCTAACTTGAAAATGATTCAGGCACAAAATTTTCGTATGCCTACTTTACAAGAGCCTAATTTTCAGGTACAACAACAACCGCAACAGACCTATAACCAAGAGGCACGTCCTGTTAACCAGAAATTGGCTGCGTGGCAAGAACGCAACCCTTGGTATGGAACAGACGATGAAATGACTGCATCGGCATTAGGCTTACACGAAAAGTTGAAGCGAAGCGGTGATGTGGTAATAGGATCTGACGAATACTACGCGATTTTGGACAGAACAATTCGCAAACGGTTTCCAGAGTATTTCCCTACCGAGGTACCGGAGAGCAAGGCACGAACTGGGCAAGCTCACACAGGAACGAGCACAGTGGTAGCCCCTGCGGTTCGCAGTACAGCCTCAAACAGAATAAGGCTAAAAGCGAGCCAAGTTGCATTAGCAAAAAAACTGGGACTTACACCTGAACAGTACGGACTTGAACTTAGAAAATTGGAGGCCCAAAATGGCTGATAACAAATTACAACGTGATATGACTACTCGAGTAATGAATGAGCGCCCTAAGCAGTGGATGCCTCCTGAGTTACTCCCTGAGCCTGACAAACAAGCTGGGTACGCTTATCGTTGGATTCGCGTCTCAACACTTAATAGCATAGATAACCGTAACGTCTCGTCCAAAATCCGAGAAGGTTGGGAACCTGTGCGTGTTGAAGAGCAACCAAAATTTAAACTGTTAGTCGATCCTGATAGTCGATTTAAAGACAATATCGAGATTGGCGGATTGTTGCTCTGCAAAATACCTGAAGAGTTCGTTGAACAACGTGCCAAGCATTATAGAGGGCAGACAGCGGCTCAAACAGAGGCTGTGGACAACAATCTAATGCGGCAAAGTGACCCGAGGATGCCAATCTTTAGAGAGCGGAAATCTTCGCATAGCTTTGGAAAAGGAAATTAATTTTTAGGAGTTACAAATGGCTTATCCAACCGTTTCTGCTCCGTATGGTTTACGACCAATAAATCGTTTAGATGGTATGGCGTATGCTGGCGCAACGCGTCAGATTCAGATTGATTCTGGATACAATACCGACATCTTCTACGGCGATTTAGTGCAAGTAGATACAAACGGACAATGTATTCGTTCCGCAGTAACTAATGAAACAGACGTCTATCCTGTTGGCGTGTTTATGGGATGTACTTTTACCAATCCTGTAACTAAGCAAAAACAGTTTAGCCAATATTGGCCCGCTGATACAGTGGCTTCCGATGCTTTTGCATATGTAGTAGATGATCCTAATGCAGTCTTTAAGGTTGCAGTATGTTCATCTGGTACTACTATGTCATATGTGACTCGTGCAGCTATTGGTACAAACGCGACTATTATCGACAATGGTGGATCTACCAATACAGGTAATTCCGATAACGCCATGGATAATAGCCCACTTGGTACCACAGACACATATGTTCTTCGGGTCATTGATGTAGTTCCTGATACTTCTTATATTGTCAGCGGAGAGACTCGTTTCCCCGAAGTCATTGTGAAGTTGAACTTACATCAATACAACAACACAGACGGCGTATAAGGAGCGAATAAATGGCTATTTCACGCGCACAACTACTGAAAGAGCTGCTCCCTGGACTGAACGCTTTGTTTGGTCTTGAGTATGCTCGTTATGGTGAAGAACACAAAGAAATCTACGAAACTGAGACTTCTGAGCGTTCTTTTGAAGAAGAAACTAAACTGTCTGGCTTCTCTGCTGCCCCTGTGAAAAACGAGGGTGCTGCCATTGCATATGACAATGCGCAAGAAGCTTGGACTGCACGATACAACCATGAGACTATCGCTCTTGGATTTAGCTTGACGGAAGAGGCTATTGAGGACAACCTCTATGACTCTTTATCTGCTCGCTACACCAAAGGTTTGGCCCGTGCTATGTCGTACACGAAGCAAGTTAAGGCTGCTGCGGTATTGAATAATGGATTTGACTCAACCTACGCAGGTGGTGACGGTCAAGCATTGTTCTCTAGCGCACATCCATTAATTTCTGGTGGCACCAACAGCAACGTCCCATCAACCCCAGCCGACTTGAATGAAACGTCTCTTGAGAACGCAGTTATTCAAATCGCAGCTTGGACTGATGAACGTGGTCTGTTGATCGCTGCTAAACCTAAGAAATTAATCGTACCTCCAGCACTTCAATTCGTTGCAACCCGTTTGCTCGAAACTGAACTGCGTGTTGGTACGAACGACAACGACATTAACGCTATCAAGAATAACGGCTCTGTAGCTGAAGGCTACACCATTAACCACTTCTTGACTGACACTAATGCGTGGTTCTTGACGACCGACGTACCTAACGGTATGAAGCACTTTATCCGTGTTCCTTTACAGAACTCAATGGACGGTGATTTCGATACCGGTAACGTACGTTACAAATCAAGAGAACGGTACTCGTTTGGGTGGAGTGATCCTCTCGGGATGTACGGTTCGCAGGGGTAGCCCTTTATTTATAAGGGTTTGCAAAGGGGGCTTCGGCTCCCTTTGTTTTTAAAAGTCCTTGACACTACACATAAATAAGAGTAAAAAACAAGATAGGTCTGGGAATATAAAACCTTGAAAACTGACCCAGCAGACTTAGTAGAGATTTCAAG